ATGTTGAACAGAAAGTATAAAAGTCTTAAACCACCCCCTACCTTTGTCAAAAATAATCTTTTTTTTTTGATTCAACAACCTATGTAATGGGTGGCGGGTTGTTATCGCGTTGTGTTTGTGTAGGTGGTGGCGGTATTTTGATTGGGTCGATGTCATGTATAATGTCTGATAGGTTGGTGAATGATTGCATTATCTTTGTGCTGAAATCATCTATAAATTTTGTATCAATTGAAATGGTGTACCCCATTGATTTTGTGGTGTGTTTGATCTTATGGTATAGGTGGTTATTTAATGGGATTAATTCATATGTGGTGGCATGGGTGTAAATGTATTCCCTTTTAGACCTGGATAAAAATATGATTAGTATGGGGGCGATCAACCAAAACCATATGGATGGATAGTATTGAATATATGCGGTGTTGTGTGAAATTTCTACAGACTGAATACGTCTTAATTGCTTGATGTATTTGGGTGGTGATTCCATATTATTATTCTATTTATTGTTAAGTATAGTTATGTTCTATATGCTACTGTTATATATCATCTTGTAGTATCGGCCTTAATTGGGTATATTCAAAATCACCATACTTTTTAAAAAGACTTTGCATCGCAAGCCAAAACACTCTAGGTGTTTTATACCTTCTTACTTCATCATTTATTACTATTGAATAAGCAGTTGGATTTTTATGTCTATACACTTGAATACTATCTTCATCTGTGTATTTTTCATACAATCCAAAGTGCAGGTTGTATAGAAATATTGATTGTTGTTCCATTTAATTTAGTTTTGATAAGTCAGTGATTGAAGCCCGGCCAGCGTTTAGCCAAACCGTTATCATCAATAAAACATGTTTTCAAAATTCACCTTTCGTTTTTTCAAATCTTTTTGAAATGCCGTCTAAAATCTCGATAAATCGCAATTTCTATGTTTTTACCCTCTAAAAAACACCGTTTAAAGCGTTTAAATGTACTTTTTGAAATCCGTTTTTTCAAACCTAAATTTTTTCAGAACACTTTTAAGTTGCTGATCAAAAACTAACTTTCTGTTTTTCAAAAATCAACTTTCTAATTTTTCGCCTCCAACTCAAAACCTAATTTTCAAAAATCAACTTTCTAATTTTTCGCCTCCAACTCAAAACCTAATTTTCAAAAATCAACTTTCTAATTTTTTACCTCCAACTCAAAACCTGTTTTTCAAAAATCAACTTTTCAAAACTTGAAGAAAATCTAAAACCTAAATTTTTTCAGAACACTTTTGACCTGGTGGAAGAAATTTCAAAAGTGAAATTTTGAAAATCAACTTTCTAATTTTTGATCAACTTTTCAAAAGTGAAATTTTGAAAATCAACTTTCTATAAATCCCCAACAAAGTCAAAACCTTTGTGTTTCCGAAAAACTTTTCAAAACACGTTTTCAAAATGCGCCTTCATTCGCTTTAAACGCGCTTTTTTAGGTGCTGTTTTAAGAGAAGTTGCGTTTTTTGTAAGTTTTTCACGGTTTCAAAATCATTTTAGCCAAACCGGCTAGTGGCAATATTAATGGTTTTTACAGTTTCCTTTATGTGCTAAAGTTTGTCCAGATGTAATATTGTCTTTATACCAAATGTATTCACAACTATCAATTACTATCACTTTATAATTAATTCCGTTTTCGGTTTTACTTTTATATTTGTCAGGTGTATTGCATCCAACCATTAAAAAAGCTACTAACAAAGTGTATAATGTAAAGCTAATAAGTGTTTTAAGTCGTTTCATTTTTTATCAAGCTAATATTTAAGTTCTATATGCTACTGTTATATGCAATTAACGTCAATCAATTCACCACCCCATTCTTTGTATCTGGGAATGACTCTAGTAATTCAATTGCACTCGGATTTTTATCAGATACTTGATAATTATTATAATCTTCAATAGAATCAAATTTATAGCACTCCATACCCATCCCATCTTTTCGCTCCCAAATTTCAAAAACACCGATACATTCCCCACGCATTGTAAAGCAAGCAATACATTTTAATGGTTGCATACTCCAAGCAGAGTCATTATAATAACACGTATGTTGCTTAAATGGTAGCGTTTTAGTATTGTTTCCACCATAAGATTCCCAGAGTTCAATATACTTGTCAATTCTGATCGAAAGTCCGTTGAATTTTACTAATGCTTCAATTTTCGTTCTCATTGTATTATATTTTTAATTTATCGCTTTTGCTTTCCCACCCGTACCACTCAAGTACAGGAATTAGCTTTTGAATATGTGATTCGTTCAGTTCCCTACGGCCTTGCATATAATGGCTCAAAGTCTTAGCAGGGAGGCCCGCCGACCGCTCCAAACAACGTAGCGAAAGGCATGGCCTTTCTTTAAACCAATCTATTAGCCATTTCAAATCTTGTCCAATGTCCTTTAAGTTTCCCGCTTCTGCCTTATCTATAATGGATTGAAGTTGCTTTGCAGACAACGAAAACCATTCCCCCTTCAAACGTTTATCTTTAAGATTATAATGAATGGTGGATTCAAGAAGATTTGGGTTTTCAGCTTTTATTTTATGAACTAATACAAGTTTGTATGGGGATGCTGTTTGTAGCTCACAAAGCCTTTTTTGAACATTTGTAGCCAATCCTATTTTGACATTTTCGGTTGTCTCTGCTTGTATAAAATATACGTAACTCATAGATGTCGCTTCATATAATTCAAGTATTTTCATATTTATTTGTTCCAAATATTTCAGCGGCTTTTTGGGCTACTATCGCATATTCTGGTATGTAGAACAATTTCAGCTCTTCATTGAATGTAGCTTCATTAGCTAACCAGTCAACAAACCGTTCTTTCTTATCTTCCAAGGTTTCAGGTCCCTTAATTTCTTCAAAGTGATCTGTTTCTTCTACGTAGGAAGCCGGTAAATAGGGGGTGTAGCCCCATGCACTGTAATCACCATCAGAATCTTGTTCCCAAATAGTACCCGGTACTATGCTGGACCCTTCTGCTTTAATCTCTTTTGTGTTTCTATATTTTTTCATTCGATCGTTTTGCCGCTTTTCGCATATTGCACCGTTTACAAACTGGTTGTAAATTGTCATAACTCCATTTTTCACCACCTTGATCAATCGGTACAATATGATCCACTTGCGATGCAAGTGTTGTAATTCCTTCAGATTCGCATATTCGGCAAAGCTGATTTCCGGTAATCTTCAAAAATCGTTTTGCGTGTTTCCGCCATGCATGCGAATTGTAAAACTTGTAATTATTAGCGTTAAAATTTTCCTTTTCAGGCAACCAAGGCGGGCGTTTTGGTTTGCTAATCCGGGTCATGATATTCGTTGCCTGATTTGCTCAATAATAGCCCATATAAGCCATGATGTAAAAAACACCACCATTGCAACGACCAACAATGTAATCGGTAGCCATATCGGCATTGTGGTCAAATAAAAATACTTCCCGAATGTTATTTCATTGGTTGGGTTTTCTAGCGATTGCCATATGATCATATTCCATATAATCATTATTTCAATAGCGTAAAAAAAGAAAGTGTATTTAATTACTGGTTTCATCTTTAATTGGTTTGTTTATCAATGATACACACTTGTTCGTATATCTGCAAACATTTTTATGTTTTTTTTTAATCGGATAAGTGAATCCGGGCGCGGTATGATTCCGGATCATGTGTTTTCAACACTTCCATCCGTGAATTATGGTTGTGGTGTGATTTAAATTTTCCGGATTTATATGATTCCCATTCCATGTGACATTCTCGGCACGACCAAACATAATTGCAAGGGTCTGCAATTAACCATTCTTTGCCGATTTGCTTGCATCGTTTTTGACTAATTGTGTGGTCGTGTTCCGTTCCGTGTTCTTTTCTACAGCATTCACAAATCGATCCAGGACCATAATTAGCCGCTTTGTATGATCGATTAAGTTGTTTATTGAGTTTTGATTGTTTTGAACTAATCTTTTTAATTCTTTTAGGTCGCTTTCTTTTTCGTTCATTTGGTTTGGGGTATGGTCTGAAACTCATTTACAATTCCAATTTTATTTGATAATTTGATTGCGCGCCATATTTCCAGGCATCCGGCCGGGGTCCATTCCGGTTTGAATTTATCTTCGGAATACATAAAAGCCCATTTATCATGATACAAAGCCATCATGGCTTCACGCGCCGTTTCCGAATCCTTTGCGCCAATAATTACGTGGTGATCGTGTAGTGGCTTGCCGTTGGCCGTGTGTGCGGTTCCAAAGGTAAAATAAAAGCGTATCATTTAACATTCAATTGCTTCATGGCATCACGTACATCCAATTTACCGCGGCAATCCTTTGAACATGCCGTGAATATCCGGCCTTTTATATTCTTTTCGGCCCATCCTTCCGGATGTGTCCACAATATGCGATTAAAGGCCCGAATAGGTGTTGCAAGCGCTTCCTTTCCGCAATTATCACATTTGTATAATATCATTATCCTAAATCTTCAAGTTGACTATACATGAAAAGCATACCCGGAACTAATTCAGAGTATCCGCCAAATGGGGAAACTGTCAAACCTTGTTCATTTGCTATGCTTTGGTAATCCTGGGTAGCATAATCGGTGCCCCTGGGATCACGTAAATACAATTCTTGATAACGGGTTGAATCATAGTATTTGTTTGCAATTGGCAAAACCCCTAAATCTGTTATAAACTGTCCGCCGTCACCGGTTTGGCCGAATGGATTAGCAACAACGCCATCATATTCAAATACGCTGGTTTCCTCAATAACATCGCAATAGGTGTTTAATACTACCTCTAAGGTTTTGGGGCCGCCAACGGTTGGGCCGTATCCTTCCGATGTTGAATAGGTGTATAATGAATTATCGCCAATTCGGCGCAATGCATCGGCCACCATTACATAATTTTGTAGTAAAATTCCTTCATAAAAAATACCCTGCCAATTAGTTCCGCCGGATCCGTTGCGCTGCCATTCGCCCGGCGCACCGTTAGGCAAACAACTAAAACGTATAAATTCCTGAAAAAACCGCTTTGCCTGGGTGATTAAATACGTGTTGTTAAGCATGGCACCAACCAAACCACAATACAAAGCCAAACAGGACCGGCGATTGTTATATATCAGGGCTATTTGCTTCATATTAGCGGCGCCGTCGTAATATGGCACCGGACCGGGTTCATCCAAAAAAGGGAAAAAATTTACATTGGAAGGGGTGTAATCATCCGAATCACGATTAGGAAAGTATGAAATCAAACGCGTATCTAAGCGTTCAGCCACCCGGAATGCGGTTTGATAAAAAAACGCTTCCATTATTGTTTTTTCGGATGATGTAAACATCCATTTAGCAAAATCATATGACATCAACATACGAACATACCAAAAACAGTTCCGCCAAATACCGCTGTCCTGATCTTCACTTTGGCTGGTTAAACTGGGTAGTTCATACCCTTCATAACTTAGTAAGTCACGTTTAATTGGTGTTTCGTAAAGTCTTGATCGGTTGATCAATGACCAAAACGAAATATCACGTAATTCAACGCCGGCGAAATTTGGAACGTTTTGATTTGTTGTGATTGGCAGGGCGCCACTAATCAAATAAGGATGTTCAATCAATGTTTTGGTTGGCGTCCCGCCTTGTTCGTTAGCAATGTAATCATTGACATTAACAATAATTCGCCGGTCCCAATCTGCCGATTGTACTTGCGGTTCATTTGCAATTGTCTTATACGGCCCGTTTATAGACCTGGATTCCCATTGCAACACCTCATTATTGGTGTAAAGTATTCCTAATAGTTCGTTTCTGTTTTCTATGTTTTCCGGCGCGGAAACGTCAACGGATAACGTTCTAGTTTCGCTGGTTACTGAAACGGTAAACGACCTGGATTGTGATGATGTTTCAAATGTTGCCATTACACGATGGCGCTATTTAGAATATCCATTCGCCCTTTAATATATGTTCTGATTTCACCGGATGAAAACGTGACCCGTAAAAAACAATAATGAGTCCCAACACTCATTGACGATAAATCAAATTCATCGATTTGCAGTTCACCGGCATCGGCATCGGTCAAGGTCACCCCGCCGGCTGATGTGCTTTTATTAATGCTTACGGCACCCGTATCGGGGTGATTGAATCGGGCGTAAAATTCAACCGTGGCCCCTGTTAAATCGACCGGTGAACCATCTTCATTGATAGTTATATCATAGGCGTTGAATGTATCGCCTTCAAAGTAAGACCCAAAATCGTGTTTTACAAATGTTGCCATACATCATGATTAAACAGCAAGCCGATGGAAAATATAAATATGAATAACCTCAAAGCAAGCCGGACAATAGGCGGGATTTTTACAACCAATTTATCCCAAACGGCGGAATTGCGGGCCGTACTAACATATTCTATTGGTTTACCACGTAACGCGTTCAATGTATAATCAAAAAACATCACATGAGTTGAAAACGCTATAAAGGCATATTCCGGCCACCAATCCATTGTGTGATCCATCATGGCGATAATAGGGAAGGCAACCGCCGCGCGGACTAATGTAATTAGCCAATGGCGGATCGGTTTGTGGTTGTTTATTCTGGTTTCCTGAATTAGCGCTTGAATTACAATGAATATCATCATAATAACGCAAAATATTATTCCACGTATTTCAGGCATCATACTATTTTTTCAAGTTTCAAAATATATTCCGGAATATTGCGGCCGAAAGCAATGTAATCTTCCCCATATTCAACGTATTTGAATATTTCATTTTTGGGTATAATTTTAACCAATGACATAATAGCTGAAGCTTTTTCTATTGATTTTATCTTTGTGGACCTCATAAAGTTACTGATTTCCGTACAACATTTCAATCGCTTTAACTGTTTTCATTCCAACCACCCCGTCAACGATTTTTCCGTTTCCCGAATTTATATCTTTTACACACTCATGTATAAACTTGTCATGGTTTGATGATGTGCCTTGATATCCATCATATACATTTGGTCGATCAATTTCATCGACCATTGGCATGGGTACGCCTTCAACGTCCCAATAAAGTATTTTATTCAAGTATGGTCCACCGATTTCTACGGTTCCGCCTTGACCTATCACGGTAATTGACCCGGTTAAATTTTTGTTTTGTACCGCCGTTGACCAAACTAAATTAGTCATTACCCCGGAATCAAACATAATAACACTAATTCCAGTATCTTCAATGGTCAACCCATGATGGGCATAGTTTTCTATATGTGTTTTGCAAAACAAAATATTCCCAAACCAATTGACCAATAAATCAATGAAGTGTGAAACCTGGGTAAATAGCGGCCCCCCTTCTTTTTCTTTGTCGCCGCGCCAATCTGAAAGTGTGTAATAAGGCCACGGCCTATTCCATAACACGCGGCATTCAACAATTGAAATTGGCTTCAGCTTTTCCATTACCCGATCCAATGCCTTTACCGGCTGATTGAACCGATTTTGTTTCATAACATACAATTTGCGGCCGTTTCTTTTGGCCGCTTCAATCATATCAACACAATCGGATGATGATAATGCCATTGGTTTTTCACATATGACGTGTTTTCCGGCGTGCAATGCCTGGATCGTTATTTCCTTATGTGTGTCGTGTGGGGTGCAAACGCAAATAATTTCACAATCGGTGTTCAATAGTTCATCTAATGAACTGCAAACGGAAAGTATATTATCTGGGTTGGTGTCAAATGTTGCAACCAGATCGTAATTTTCCTTTATGATGTGATAATGGCGCCGGCCGATGTTGCCTAATCCTACTATTCCAAATTTCATTTCAATTATGGTTTGATGATACTATTTGATTTTCAATAACGATAATTTCATACGGGGTATTTGCGGCATACAATGACTCTATTTTTTGCCGCATTTTTTGGCGGAATTCATGTTCCGTGGCGGCATATCCCCGCAAGATGTCCGGGCAAAAATACTTTCCATTTTCACGGTATTTGATTGCATATAATTTACACTTATTCATGATTTGTAAGAATCGGGCAATTCAACATTCGTGTCGTTCAATACATCGCGTTTGAATTTCGTGATATATTCCCGCATTTCTGCCATTGTTAGTTGGGTTAATGACATTACGTGTTCGATTGGTTCAGATAAACTATTTACTACGTACCGGGTAAGGTGCTTGCCTTCATAATGATCGCGTAAATCGGATACATCGTTCCCGGTTTCCTTAGCAACCAAATCCAACATCATGAAATAATATCTTAATTGCGATTCCGTGGGGCAATCCTGATCGCTAATCATGATAATGTATTTACCCGCTTTCAATTCATTCATCGATTTGGTCAATCGTTTTATGATTTCCGGTGGAATATCGCCGGGCTTTTTAGTGAATCGAATTTGGTATTGTTTCATGGTAGTTAACTATTTCGTTTAATCTGATTAGCTTTTTCCCGTTGGGCCTAATGATGTTAAGGTAATATTTATATTTATAATTTTTCGGGTGATCTTCAAATATCCGGCGCCCTTCAATTATGGCTTCATAATCACTTGACGAAATCATTGGCCCGCGTAAAATAGATGGTCCTAACTTCAGCATGTTGAATTCGGTTCCAGGCTTAAACGATAACATTTGATATCTATATCCGTAATCCTTCATCTAAAATGGTGCCTTTTGATTCAATTCATGTGTTTGCCCGGTGAACGGATCCCGTTTATCAAACAGAAACCTATTCATTTTTTCGACAAAAAATATATCGCCAACGGATCCAGGTTTTCCAACCAAGGTCTGTTTACGCTGTTTTAGGTTGAACAGTTCGCACCATGGGGATTTTGGATCATCGTGTTTGAATGGTCGGTGAAATGAATAAAAGCCATCCATGTTATTATCCCATGAAGCGCCGCCCAACATCATATCGGGTTCAACCACTTTGTATTCGCCTTCATTTTGACCGCTTGTAATTTTCTTTTTTTCATTTTTGGGATGGGCTACAATGTTCACGGATGAATTTGTTTCGATGGCTACATCTTTTAACGCCGCAAATGTTTCATCCAAATACAAGTCGGTACGCCCTTTTTCATCGGACCGAATATTTTTAAATGGGTCAATGAATATTCCGTCAAACGGCCGGTGATCATATGAATATTTTATTAAATCGATCAACCCATTCCATGAACGGTTGTCAGGCTGAACTATCATAAAATGAGCTTCAAGCCATTTCATGGTTTCAATATACACGTCACGTTCCATGCGGGCCCATCCTTTTTTTTCGTGGTGATGCTTGTATGGCGTTTGGCCCTGATAGGTGAACGCTAGTTCGTCCCATACATCATTGGCATCCACTTTGATTTTGCCATTTGGCATTCGGTGTGATCCTACATCTTCCGGGACAAACAAAACCCACTTCCACCCGGCCTTGTATGATTTCAATAATGCGATGTATTTGGTAAATGTTGATTTTCCGAAATTTGGCCACCCGGTCCAACAATTGACAAAAGTTCGTTTCCAGGATATAACGCCGTCCAATGTTTTTGCGTGGGTGGTTTCGCCTAATTGCTTCCCGTTTTCATATTCATCCAACAATGATTCCATATCCGGGCGTAATATTTGCCGCTCCATGATTGGATCCGTCGTAAACCCATCAACCAAGTCATTAACCGAATCGAAATTATTCATAGCTGAAACCGGTCCAATGGATTATTTTACCAGTAAATTCCGTTTTAAATCCTAAAATCATGATTGTGGTTTTTTATCCATCCAGGTTTCAAACTCTTTTGATTTGATAAACCGGGCAAACTCTATTGGGTTTTCAAATTTCTTTTCTGTGATCATATCCGCTAGTTCAGCTAACAGCATTCGATTCATGCGGTTTTCTACTATTAATTTGGCTTTAGTGTCAACATCCATTCCGTATATTTTCCACATCTGATTAATCGATGATCGAACGGTTTTAATATACATTCCCAATAACTTATCCAGTTCCGCAACGGCAACGGCTACATTTTGATTATTGTTTACCGTATCGATTTGCGCTTTGTTCAGTTTGTGAAATTGGTTTTGCCAATGTTTTATTTTTTGAACCATGTGGTCAATCCCAACCGCTAATTTTTGACGGCGTTCATTCATTTCGCGTTCGTAATAATCAAGCGTGCCGTTTAGGGCGTCCGCCGTTGTTACTTTTCCGCTATCAAAGTGATCGTTTTTTTTATCCATATTGATTTTTTGGTTTCGTCGGTTATTTCAGTTGCGACAATTTGGTGTTTGATTTTTCGTTTTTGCCCGCAGACAACTAATTCATATTTTCCTGGCTTTATTTCGTTTACAGTTACCATGATACGCGTGGATCTATTGATTTTGATTCTTTGGTATCAACCCCATCCCACCATTCAAAGTATTTTTCAAACTTAGTTCCCATTAAGGTTTCATAATTTAAATGCCTTTCGAACTCGGTGCCCTTCCATTTTTTGAACATAAATCGTAAGGTGGAAATAATTTCATCCGGGGTGTGCTTGTCCCGGATCCGGGCGTTGATAAGTGAACGCCGGGAATTGGTCAATCTCAAATCGCGCGCGCGCCCATTTAACCCCCTATGCAGTTCGTTGAATACGGAATGAATTTCATCTAAATCCCTATTATTATTATTTATATTATTACTTATATTATTATAGTCGTTCATTTTTGAACGACGTGGTCGTTCATTTTTGAACGACGTGTCGTTCATTTTTGAATGGGGTCCGGCCTCCCAAATTTCAATCCCAACACACGAAATCGAAACATAAACACCCTGTAATTTTTTGTTATTAGGGTGCCTATCAACCAGGCCCAAACGGACTAATTTTTCCACCCGCCGGTACAAAGTTGGGGCTGATTTTATGCCGGCAATTGGTATCTGATCATTGACATAATTAAGCTTTATAAGAACAAACCGTTTATCCCCTTCATCTATTTTTTTTGATTTGTGGGTGACCGTTAAATGATAAATCAAATCTAGTAAAGCGCAATCGATTAGATCTACCTGATCAATCAATCCGGCTTCCCTAATAGCGTATTGATTTGTTTGTATGTTGTATTTCATATTATTCAATTGGTAAAAAAATGGCGACGCCCTGTAATACGCCGCCATCGATCACTACACACACTAATCCTTAATCGATACAAATTCGATTCGCGGATATCGTTTTCCAATGAAATTGTGTTCAGTCCCGCACGCCTTACATTTATGCATGTATTCAACGGCTTGTCCCACACGTACCGATCCTATTTCCATTAGATCACCTTTGCCACAAACATCGCATTGGTAATTTATTTCTACTGGTTGGACTTTAGTTCGCCTTTCCATTGGTAGCGGTTTCAATTACTGATTCCTTAATTTGGACCTGGTAATCATCCTGGGTCATTTTTCGGGTGTCAACCTCTTTTCCGTCAACCATCCAAACGATCATGCCTTTATCATAATCCTTTACCCGCATGGCTTCCACTACTTGCGGCTTTGTGCCGGTTTCAATCTTTTCGTTTTGCCTGAACAAATCGGCGTTTAGCTCTTTGATTTGTTCGTTGATGTCCTTATTGTAGGACCGTTTTTCCTCTTTTAGATCTTCCACCTTGACGTATAATTCATGAAGATGATCAAGTATTTTTAAACGATCTTCATTAGTCAACTTAACGCGGATGGTGTGTTTTTCTTTTACCGGTTCATCCTTTACGGGCGTTGCTTCTTTTTTCTTTGCCATAGTTCAAAATATTTAATAGTTCAATTATATAATCTGTTTTAGTAATTCCATCACGGTAAAATATTGGATATATGCCGTTCCTGCTGAATTGCGGGTGTTCATTGACAAACTTGTCAACCGATCCGTATTCATATTTTATAGTTTTAAATATATAATCGCGTTCATGTTTGCTTAAAATCGAATCATCCGTTTCCGGATCCGTGTGTTTCATTAGTATCCAAAGTTCCTTTATTTCATCGACAAATGATTGATCATTTTGGCGAACCAAACGCCGCCAATGCTGCAACTTGTTTGACGGTATATCAGCGGCACGCGCAAATGATTCCATCGAACCAAATTTTTTACGTGCTTGTTTATTTAGCTTTTTCCAAGCTTCATTCAGTTTCATAGAATAAATCAATTTCAATTGGTTGCGGTGTCGAATGGCGGTCCTTGCATTTACCCAATTCCTTATGATTGTATAGCGGGCACCGGATACACTCGTTATATTCGGGCGTAGCGTTGAAATCATTTGTAATACATAGTGCATTAAATTCATCGCGATACCGGTTTGCGGTTTTTACATATTGATCCAAATACCATTCATCAAACGTTACTTTAAATAGCCGGACAGATCCAGATGTTCCAAAAACTAGATAGTAAAAGGGTATGCCGCACGTTATGTGATAGTGTTGGGCCTGAATGGAATGATAATTCCTTTGATCTTTAGCGTGATAACCATTGAATCCAAACCCATATTTGGACCGATCATCACCGGCGCCGCTATATTTTGCGTCAATTATTAGCTCCCTGCCCCTTCTTACTCCAATAATATCCGTATCAGCTTCAAACATGATTTTAGAGTTCCGGAACCGTTGGCCGGTGTGCTTGATAGTAATACCCATTCGCTTTAATAGCTCCAATGCCTTTGTGGCGTGTTTGGCCGCGTCCTGGTACTGTTTAGTCATATCTGAATCCTTCCGTTCCCCCACCGGCTTTTTTTTGGCTGATGCAAGCCAATCAGGCTGTGGCGGCTTCATATCCTTTGGCAGGTTTCCGGTCATTCTGTATTCAAAAAACGCCCCCAACCGCATTGATGGGTTTGATTGATCTACTTTAACACCGTCACGCCACCGGGCAGCTAGTATATTACCGCATAATTCCCCGGCTTTATAATCCATCATGTCCTTTACAAACGAATTGGTAATATATTCAATCACGGGTTATAATTATCCAGTAATGTAAAAATCTAATATCAAGTGAATGCCCATGATCCAATACAATTGTTGGAGTAATGTATAAAACCCAATCATGGTAGCTAATTTCCACGCAAAAACGCCATATTTTAATTTTCATAATCAATCAATAGTTTGTCATAAAACCCACCATTATACCGCTTAATTATTGGTGTGTTAAATATCAAGGATTTGTTTTCACCTTGAATAATCACGTACCCATCGCTTTTTGACTGATTATTGTCATTCAGATATCGAACGGAATAATATAATTCAAATGGTGTTTGAACCTGAAACGTTGTATCCCAATCACCCCGCGCCAATGTTTGAAACGGCACGTTGTTGATTTCACCGGATATGATCCGGGGTGCCATTGATGGTATTTCAACCGTTACGTTATGGGTGGTGTAATATTGCGCCATTAGATTAGTGGCCGAAAGCCACACAACCAAAACTGTTATAAGCCTTACCATATGATCAATGTTTTAATTGGTAAATCCGGTTCCGTATCATCTTGAACATCTTCAATTTCAAAACCCTGCATGATCAACACGCGCCGAATATATACTTGCGTAATTTGATCCGATTCATAATAATATTGCCCATTGTTAGCGGCATTTAATAATTGTTCATGTATCCAATCATAATGCCGTTTGATCTCGGGCCATTCATCGGATTTTTCAATCACCCCATCGGCAATACTGGCCAAATCAGTTGCTAATGTCATTTCTTCTGTCATAATTTATTTATGATTTCTAATTGTTCACGGTTCAGCGTGTAATTAGCCAACACCGCGTTTTTTGATGTTTTCCCTTCTTTTATGGCTTCAACCAGCTTTTCAAATGATGCCATTGATAGTTCATTTTTATCTGATTCCGGGCCCGGATCCTGTATTTGCATATCCGATAAATCTTCCATTTCTTCAGCCGGCGTTGGCTCATATCCTGCCGCGCTCATTACATAGCCAAATAGGTTTCGGTATGCTTTACTAATTGCCCTGGTTTGTGCCATAGATAAAACTGAATATTCGTCCCAACTACTTTTCGCAACTTCTAAATTGGAACACGTTGCAAAACCATTACCGTGAATCTGGTTCCCGTTGGGCTTTTGGATCACGGCACTACATTCATATGTGAATAGTGGTTTGACTATCTCGTGAACCACTTTATGTTTTTCCTTGTATAGCTCCAACATATCGGTGTTGTGTGAACAAAACCCCGGAACCATTTTCGTTTTGCCTTTTTTATCCGTTCGGTTTATGAAGCAAATCCATAAATTTTGCCCGGATTGATGAAGTGGTTTCGGTTTGTCAACGATTGCCGTATACCCAAAATTAAGCCCGGCAAATTTCCAGCCATCAACTAAAACATATTGGCGGCCTTGAATCTCGATTGATAGTTTTGTTTTGCGTACAAAATCCTTTAGTGTTGCGGCAAACTCCAAAACATGGGCCGGATTAGTGATCGTTAGTTTTTTTAGGGTACTCATGATGGCCACAATCTATTCACCGCGGATGATATCGCCAATGGCAATGCATCGGTTAATGGAATATCTCTTAGGTTGTATACATCTAATAACCTACGATTGCAACATTGGCCCTTGAAACCTGCCGAAACGAATAATAAACGATTGCCCTTCTCGTCGATTGTTTCCCTGATGGAAACCGTTTCATGGTTGTTTGACAAATCTTTTGTGATCATTTTTTTACCCCCTTGCTGGCATTGACGTTTTGAAACTTATCAATATGTAATTTTGCGCGTTGTATGGCGGGTACTTCATCAACTTCCCCCAAATACTCGGTAATGAATGCTTTTACAAACTCCCCATCCTTTGTAATGGCGGCGCTACGATCAGAATAATAAATATAGTAGCCTTTGTAATCGGTTTTTACTTGCGATGTGTTCATAATTCAATTGGTTTTAATTATGTATACGACAATACTAATCAATTGTTCGGATTTGTGCAAACATTCAGCAAAAAAAACCCGGTAGGGTTTGACTACCGGGCAACCAATTGAGTAAAATAGACGATTAAAAGCAATTAGAACACCATGTCACTTTCAACGGGTTCAATATACTATTTTTTTTTATTATTGAAAAGCTTACAACCTGGATAACCCGAACCCAACTAATATCCCAATGCTTATATGGGTTATTGGATGTTGTAAAAACCCGGGCGGTTTGCGTTCCTTTATCAATTCAGTATTTAAACGTATGATTTCGGCGGCTTGCATTTCACTTAATGCCATTTCATGTATGATGATTGAATCCATAGCGGTTTGATATTGTTTATGCCAGAATAGTATATCATCGCACGATTGAAGCTTTTTTGATTCATCAACCCATGTTTGCTTTTCGGTTGCTACCCCTTCATTGTAGGGGAACGGATCACCCTTTTTCATTAGCTTGTACGGCTCTTTATTGTTCTGGGAATAACCGCGGGCGCCTAATATCAATAGAATTATAAGCGCCAATAATAGAATCAAGGTTTTTTTTAGCTTCATTGGCTTTAATTTCGGCATTTCTAATGCGATATACAAGTGAATCCTGTTTCCTTTCAAATGCCTGGATCTGCCTTTGGGCTTTAATCCCGCGCTTGTAAGCGTTTCTAATCTGTAATTGGCTTATCATTACATATAGTATGATCGCCGCCCAAACCAGGTGTTTAAATTTCAGATTTTTCAATAAGTTTAACAGCATCAACCAACGTGTTTACGTACTTAGTAACAACATTCATATCCTTTAGCATTTCATAATCAGCCGGGTTGTCATAAAAAAGAAACTCAATCAACACCGCCGGGCCTTTGGTCCCGGTTAAAACTGTAAATTTAGCTTCTTTATCAAGGTCACCATCTGATTTGTCCGCCCGGAATGGGACGCCTGGAAACTTTGATTTTAAACGCTTTGCTATAACCTCAGCAACTTTATCGGATTTGGTTTGTCCGGGTGATGTAAATATTTCAATACCGCGTGCGTTATGTTGCGGTGATGCGTTTGAATGTAACGAAATAAATATGGCTTTACCATTGCGGCTATCATATATGCTATTAGCCTTATTACACCGCCATTGCAACGATTTATCCGCTGTTCCAATACAGGTGAATACGCTATCGATATTATGCCGATCTAATTCATTATGTAGCATGTTTGCAACCAGCCTATTGAAATCACCTTCATAAAATATTTTTCCGCCACCATGATCAAACATTTTTCCGGGTGCCGTGGTATACTTTCTGGTTTGGGGATCGATGCCGCCGTGGCCCGGATCCAAAATGTAAAGGTATTTACTTCGTGGTTTCATTTTGTTTTTTGCTTTTGAACGCTTGAACGGCGCGCACCAATTCCGTGGATGCAAAACCGCTAAAAGATAAGTAACAAACAGTTTCATTGAATCTTCCCCCTAATATATCCACAACGAAAGTGATTCCAAATATTAGCAAACAAACTACCGATGCCCATGATTGGATCATGCTTTCAACTTCTTCTATTTGCAATATACCATCGTCACCCACTATTCCTTGCTTTATCCACAATCTAAAATTACGGTTCAATAGTATTAGGATAGGAAAAAGCAAAACAACCGTTAATAATACAGTCGTTAACATTAAACCGATATCATTTTTATTTGGGTCCATGGGTTATTGGAATTTTGCCTTGATATTGTACGTTCATGGCGGTTGCGATCTTTTTACGGGCTTCATATTTCAAGTATTCAATATACTTGTCCCCGTAATCGGAATATTCCGCGGCAATACACCACAATGTCACAACCTCTTTTCCTTTTTGCATTGTGCTAATTCTTAACGTCATATGCGATGAAACATTATGAACCCAATCCATTACATTGGCATCCACTTCATCATCCTTTGGTTTACTGAATCGGTCCAAATGCCGATGGGTTATGTCGTGTTTTCCAGCTTCGTGAATAAGTAAAATAGCATCGGACCCCAAAAAGTATTCATTTTCATTTTGGCTTTTTTGATAAGGGTGGTTTTGTTCACAAACTAACCTGGAATATCCCTTTGCTGGTAATGGTATTTCATCCACGTTTGAATCAAACTTATTGACATATATACCGCAATGGGCTAAATTGGCCTTATCACGAACGCGATTCAATACGCCTTCCAATGTTTTCATTGCGATTATTTTGCGAATCTTAACCTGTCCCCGGAAGTATAGCCAAAAAAATATGGATGCCGCTAATATTAAAACGGCATGCCATACATCATATGATTCGCGTATGAACTGCCAATGTTCCTTCATTTATGATGGGATTGTTTTATCTATTGAGTTAACGCCCTGCATCGCTTCAATAACCATCAAAGATTTATTATTCAATTGGCTATCACTTATGTTTGATAGGGTTGGGACGTTATCCAAATCCGGGGCTAATGTAAACGCGGCAACTTTAACTATCCGGCGGATGGTTTGATCTTTTTTATTTACTTCCACAATCTCGGCGATGCTTGCGATGGCCCTGTTAATTTTGGCCCTATATTCCGGGGTTGGGAATGTGGCGGATCCATCCGCGGCGGCGGATGTTCTTAACTCTTGCGCCTTCATGCCAATAGCTATGAATAGCCTATTCATAAATGTGGTATCATTTATAATGTTATTGATTAGTGTTGCGGTTGATGTTAAATCTAAAGCCATGATATAAAGATAGTTTTTTTAAATAAAACTTGTTCCCCATTTGGTATTAAAGTATGACGCAAAAGTGCCATTCGTAATACTAGACGTTACCTTGAATAACTGAATTTCAGCAATCATAAAGTTGTTTTGCGTACCGCCCAATAATTCAATAACGAATTCATTTAATGGACTACCTGTAAAAGGCCCGGATGCGGTGTCGTTGTCGAAAACCCTTGAAGCCCCTTCCCTGTACGCTATTAAATCCCAACGGTTTGTTGCGTATACATTTCTTGCTGATACATTTAGGTTGTTACATGGTCCAGACGGTGCATTAAACCCCTGCATAATATCGTTAGTAGCGTCTATAAAACCCCTCAATCTGGCCCTTACCTTATTTCCTGAAAAGTCATTACCGTTGTAATTTCTGAATCCTTGTTCTATAACTTCGACCCCGCCTTTCCTGCCGTAAAAAACGGATGAACTGAAACCATCATCCCCACTATTTACGGCTCCATCTTTAACCCATAGAACGTTGAAATAATATTCATTGGCATTGTCAATGTTTTCAAGGGTCCAATTAATAGTGCATGACGAATTTGATGACCTTGTTAATGTTGGTTTGCTATTCAATCCAGTGGTATTAATAGCCGGTGTTTCATCGGGGGTAGTGCCGGCTGTCCCATCTATTAAATTATAAATGGTTGCCGGATCTGTACCGGCATAACTGTCTGGGTTTGTTCCATCCCACCAAAATAGCCAATCTTCAATTGGAACATCAAACGGTGGAACCAACCCGCCATTAAAATCGCTATGTGGCCCGAATAAATGCATTAGCTCCCGAATATTGGTTGGGTATTGAAGAAATGTATTTTGCCGTTATATATCTGATAACCTAAAAATACATATTGATTGTTCAATAGGCTGGATATATCCGCGGTATCCTGATCACCAAACGTGGCATCCGCAGAAACCCCATCCGCTTGAAATGCTAATGTTACGGAACTTGTACCGCGTAATATGATAAAAAAACCACCCTGCCCATTATCTATATTGGTTGCGTTTAACGTCACGGTTCCGGTAGCGGTTGAGCAATCAATTATAGGGTTTTGGTATGTTTCCATATCAACGGCTTGCGTGGGGCTTGATCCGGTAACTGTAATCGGTGACTGATCAGCGGCGTATGCACTACCTTCACGGATTACCATTTGGTAACCATCTAAATCAATATATAAATTAGCGCCTTGCGAATCAAACAATATATCATTACCGTCTGATTGAATGGTAAATGTCCCGCCGGCTGTATCCAATAGCATATTCCCGCCATTAGAATCTAATGTCATTGTTCCGCCATTAGAATCTAGTGTCATATTTCCGCCATCAGAATCAAATAACATATTGCCACCGTTTGATTGCATGGTTATATTTCCCCCGTCATTTTCCAACACCCAATCACCGCCGCCGCCTGTATAAACTGTAAAGTTTGATAGCGGATCGCCTGATGTTCCAAGGTTCACCGCATACGTTCCGGATGCGCCTGTGATTGTTGCGTCCTGATCCAATGCACCGGTCCAATCCAATTCACCACCTGATTCAGTCAATCCGGAACCGGGCAAGTTTGATGATACCGTTTTCAAATCCCATTGTGAATTACCATCGTCATAATAAATAACTTGCTGGTCCTGTGATGCCCCCGGTGACTGAAGATCCCCGGAAGATGTTAGACCAAACAAATAAACATCAACCCACGCCCTGAATTGGTCCGGGGCAATGGCTTTTGCGTTTTCAACACCTGTTTGAATTTCCAACGCCGTTGCAAAACCACCATCCGCGATATTTAAAAACGAATCTTTTATGTCCGTTGTAAACGTTCTCATATCCCCTTCACTAATTTCACCGGTGGTGTTATCGGCAAATAGGGCGTTGAACTTAGATAAAAAGTTTGCAGCGGTTAATTGTGCCATAATTTTTAATCAAATCCGGACGCCCCGAATCCGGTTGTAAATCCTGAACTAAATGCCGGGGCGCCGTCGGCCGTTCCGGGTATTTCTAATAAAGTCACATTGCATTCGCTACGTTGAAAATCTATTGTCATTGTGTCAATTATCAGCGTTACCCCTGGTAAATTTACGGAATCTATGAATGAATTGTAAAATTTAATGTCAAAATCGAATATCCCGTTTCCTGAAAATTCCCGCGTGACTTCCTGGTAAAAACTAATGATAACTTTAGTTAATATAGATTGTAAGCGTTCGGATTCCCCAACGCTATCGCGGGCCCATGTCGTGGTTTTGTTTCCGTTGCTTAGTCTGTAACTATTATTGTATATGTTTTTAGCGTTTCGTATGTCTGGAATATCACCAAACCGCAATATTATATCATCTGGCGTGAATGATGATCCCGGATTCCCGATTCGCGTGGTCAATGATTCATCCGGTATTTGTTCGCCGGATGGTAAATGAACTAAGTCCGAATTATCATATATAATACCCTGAATGTATTCTTTTGTGTCGTCCGTATTTTCAGGGCCATATAACCACAACTGAGCGGAACCGTCAATGGTTCCGGTTACACCCGGTGCGCCTATAATCACTTCATGTTCGATCCACCTGCCGAATTCATCTTTATCAACTGATATTGTTACGAAACTTGATGAAGTAGACCAACCGCCGGAATCCTGCAAGTAATAAGTAGTACCCCCGTCAACCACCAAAACGGCAAACCGAACATCCACACTATCCGGGACCGGATCACCGGTCGATAAATCACCCGTTCCAACGTTCACATTGTATTCAAATGATATTCTAAATGAATCGGTTGATGTATATTCAACACTTATGGCCGTTGATTTAGCAATGGCATACGAATTCCCGGTGGTAAACTTTGGATCGCCTGATAAAAAAAACCCTGCCGATAGCGCCCCGGAAACTTCAAGCGCAAAAGTAGATCCGCGCCGGCCAACGCTTATTCGGCGGTATTCATATTGTAATGATTCGTTATCCGGGTTGATTACCTGTCGGCCCCAACTTTGTAAGATGTTTTCAAATTCACCGGTTAAAGCGTTGAATTGAAAATCCCATATTTCAAACCCACCGTTTTTGATTTTAAATTCATCCTGTTGCCATTGTGTTCTAATGTTGATTTCGTTATATGCCTGAAGGCCACGAAACGATTGTGAACGGCCTTTCCAAACCAATCGATTACTGGTTGATGATCGTGCGATTTGTTGAACCACATCGGACAATGTGCCATTGGATGAATAGTCCCCGGTATAATCAAATTCGCGGTAATCAATGGTAGAATACAATTCTTCCACACGCAAAATATACCAATAACCGCCCCAATTGATTAATCGGGCACCAAATGTTAACAGTATTTCGCGCAATGATTCGCCTATGTTTCGTGATTTACGTTCCTTAATTACATTTCCTAATAATGCAATGGTTTTGGATTCATCAATTTCATAAAACACATCATTGGATATGTATGTTTGATCCAATGGATCATCGGCGGCGGTCGTTGCGTGGTTTGTTTCGTAAAGGTTTACACCCACCCGGATTGATTGTTCTAAGCCCGTAAACTGAAGCATGCGGGCGATGATCTTTATTAACTTTTCCGTTCCAAAAAACTGTTTATTCCCATCACCTAATGAAAAATCATATATTCCCGCGGTGCCTGTTTTTTCATATGGCAAATCATTGAGTTTTTGAACCCCGTCGGTGGCTACTAATTCAACATTGTACGGCGGTTCCAACCATGGTTCAATCCATGTATCAGTTAAAATACTTCCCTGCCAAATCAAGGAATCATTTTTATATATCTTTAGTTTGTGTTTATCTTCATCGGCCCCGAATATTTCACGCATTTTCCCTTCAGACTGAACGGTAAACCGGGCCACGGCGCGGGTCGCTTTTAATGGGCTTAGTTTTTGTATTTCCTGCCTGGATATTGTGGTCATTTCCAACGTTAACGGTGACCCCCCGTCCATTTTTGGTATATCGACAATAGCGCCGGTGTAATCTTTTTCGGTTACATCAATTCGGAAACTGTCGCCATTCCAGGAAACCCATTCAGATCTATATTTAACGGGCTCAGGGGCCGGGGGCGTTGGTGGCTCTGTTCCTATTCCGCCAATTACGACTGTTTGGGTTATTATGTTCCCGACCGAATCATAGGCGTAAACGGTATAGGTGCCCTTTACAAGCCCAGTAAAATTTCCAGACGTGTTGGTCGCGATTGGGTAGGTTAACGGATCCAGGGAATAACGAACGTCACCGGATGCGGTGGTAGTTGCGGAAACTGTAAATTCACCATCCGCCGCGCTTGTACTTGATGCATCGGTAATTGATAACGTATCCCATTCCAAAGTTTCGGTTTCCCCGCTACATAAAAGTGAATCATTTTCCGATTTTATTGCATATGGAAAATTTACGCCCCCGCGCCACGTTGCAAGCTTGTCGTTTGTGGGGTTGCATATTTGCGGCTCATAATATCCAAGTATTCCGGTAACTACCAACGAATCGTTTTCGGCTAACGGGATTAGCGGGCCGCCGGTACGCTCTGCAAATATACCGTTTCCAAGCGTATCAACATACACCGATAATTCCGGGGATTCAAAAAAATCGTGTCTTATTTCAACCTGATCACCCGCATCATAACCGCTTCCATATGTTGCCGTTAGGGTAAATCTTCCAAGTATAGTTTGCGCCATCTATACAGCTATTTGAGTTATTCCGCCGGAACGCTTATTCAAATTGATTTGCCGATCAAAGGCCGTAACTAAATCGTTTCCGGATGCGGAAAAGTGCCCGATGATTCGTATTGTTTTCATCCCACCGGCGCCACCACTCATTTTATTCATAATGCCTGGGAACTCCTTTAATGGTATAATGGCCTCCCGGCCGGCTTCACCAACCAATGCGGGCGTTGGTCCTGTGGCTATTCCACCCGTGGCCATTGGTGTTAACATCCTACTAAATAGCGCCTTTAGTCCTGCCGCTGCTGCCCCCGCGATTGGTAGCGCCGCCGGTCCTAAAAAACTTAGCTTACCAATTGTCCCGGCCATGATGGCGCTAATGGCCTGATTGATATAATTACCAACTAATTTTTTGATTGCGTTTCCTATCGATTGTGTACCATCAATTACGCTGGTTACCGCCGACCCCATCGATGATGCAAATGAATCGGACCACGATATTTGCGCCTCCGCGTTCCGTTCCTGGGTTTCGGTTAATTCGTCGGTTTTTTCTTTTAATAAAACTACTTTTCCGATAAGCTGATCCAGCGGGCCGCCGCCTGTATCGCCTTCCATAGATCCAACTTTACTTATACCACCTAACGCATTTTGCCGGTTGTCAACGGGGGCCGACTGGCTGGTTGGTGATGATGGCATGGTTGGTGCCATTGGTAATGATCTGTTTTCTGATTTGGTTTGTTTCAGCTTCCCGCCGCCTGATAACACATCCATCATGCCGGTTGTTAATCCGCTGGTTTGCCCGGCCGCTGATGATACACCTTGTTCAGCGCCCCGCATGGTTAATTGAATTTCTTTTCTAAATGCTTCCGTTGATTTCCGGGCTTCTTCTATAGCTTCCCCCCAATCGCTTTTGAAAAATCCGGCTACGCGCCCCAACGGTCCCAAAATTGCATCAACAAACCCGAACGCCAAATTAATCAACTTATTAATCCAGATAGCGAATATGTTATATGCCGCATCCCAAACCGCATCCCACCCCCTGGTTGAAACGTCCTTAAACGCGTTAATTATTTCAACAATAGTGGATATGAACCCATCTATTAATTCAATTATCGGGGTGATTACGCGTTTTATGGTGTCCCAAATTAAGCCCAACGTATTATCCCAAATCCGGGTTAACGTGTCGCCCATCGTATTAGTGCTGGATATTACATTCCCATTGAATTTATTAAACAGGCTTTCAACACGTTTGATCGTTGGTCCCAGCCTAGTTTCAAAAAATTCAACCACTTCATCCCAATGTGTTACTATTGCCGCCGCTGTTAAGGCTGCTGCCGCCGCTATGGCGCCAATGGGGCCGGTCATTAGCGCCAATCCTGATGCCACCGCCGGCGCAATGCTTACTATTCCACCCAATGCAACCAACAAAGGGCCAACCGCGGCCGCTAATGCGGCAACAACTGTAATGGTTCGTTTTACCGATGGGTCCAATTCCTTAAACCGGGCTACTAAATCCCTTATATAATCAATAGCGGGCTGTAATATTTCCAAAATGAATGGTCCGAAATCTTCCATCAAATCACCAACTGAATTTGATAGTTGTTGCAATGCACCCGCGCCGGCGGTGGCGGCGGCCGCGCTACCCCCATATTGTTTTTCAAGCTCGGTTAATATTATTGATTGTGCTTGCGCTAATTGTCCGGATTGCGCCAATCCTTTTACCATATCCGTTTGGGAATCGCTGAACTGAATACCCGCCCGACCTAGGGCGCCTAAATTAGCGACCGGGTCATTTAACGCTTTACCCAACATGATTGAAGCGGCTGTTAAATCACCCCCCAAACGTGTTGCTAAATCAATCGACGCTTGTTGCGTTCGATCAAAGGCGGTTTCTGTTATGTTGGTAAATGTTAGAAGTTGGGCCGTAACGCCTTGCAATATTTCTTCATCACCAAATATGGTGTTTTGTTGAAATTTTTCGGCTTGCTTTTGTAATTCTTCTAATGTCCGGCCAACGGTTCCACCTGTAGATTTTAACCCGGCTTCCACCTGGGCAATGGCCTTGGCTTGTTTGTCAAATGCCATTACTGATTTAGCGCCCAATGCAATGATTGGCGCGGTAACACCAATGGACAAATCACGCCCGATTCGCTTCATCCTACCCCCAACGCGTTTGAAATCGCGTTCCATCTTCTGCATTTTCGTGCTGAAGTCATTCAGGCGGGCGGATACTTTTACCGCTAATTCCTTAATTGATGCCATCGTTGTATTTTTTTACGACCCTATTCAATTTTCTGTCAAGTTCGGCAATTTGTTCAGGTGTTAATTTACCACTTTTTTTAAGGGTTTCCGACTTTTTGTCCCATGGGAATGGTAACATCTTTTCCGGTGTCAATCCGTCACCCTTGGTGTGAACATTGGAATATATTTGAACCCGTAAAACATTCATTAATCCTTCATACAAAGATTGAATGTATTTTATTTCTGATTCCTTCATTTCGTATTCATAATCAAACGCCCCGCGGATTAAAATATCGTATTCGCGGGGCGTTAAATCATCAACCATGTTGGGCGGCATTTTCAGGATATTCCACCCGGTTATTAGTACGGAATCAAAATATTCATCAATAGTTATTTTTTTTTACTAGCTGGTTTTTTACCGTCTGATCCCCCGAACGCCGTTTCAATTTGTTTTTGAAACACTTCAAAAAGATGTGTAAAATCAACCCCATCCATATGATCTTCAAGTTCGCCGGGATCATCGTATTCAAAGCTTAGTCCCTCTTTTTGGGCGCCGTATTTCATTCCATAAAACAAAATCGTTTCAAACGCGCCTTCAGATAAACACATTGAAATATTAATATTCCCGCTTAGAACATCAAATCCGGCCTTTGCCATATTCCGGAATGCATCGGACGCAACAATTCGTTTCAACGCGGCATAACTAAAACGTATTGGATGTTTTTTATCCAATGATGGTATGTAAATTACCTCAATGGCCACTATGAAACCGTGTTTTTGGTAATTGCCCCGGTTCCTTCAAATGAAATGGATGCGGTCACGTTATCTTCCACGCCGGCGGATATGGATAACGATGTAAGGTAAACAGTTCCGCGCCAAAATAAATCACCTGTAACTTCAGTTGACCAATAAGCCGTTAAGGTGGTTCGGTTATCAATTGAGTTTTGAAGCTCATTTGCACCGTTGGCAACGCCAATTTCTACAAAAAATTCCCCGGAACCTGTGAAGTTCCGTAACGCTTCCAAATTATCCTTCCACCCTTGCGAATCCTTTGTGGTGGTTTCGCGCAATTCCTGGTTTATAGTTAATTCGGTATTGGTGCTATTGGCAATTTTGACTTCACTTCCGGATGTTCCGGTGTAAAGTGCAAACAGGGTACTATTTATTATGTTTACGGTTGGCATTTTTTATGAAATATTTTTATCCGTGGATCTGGTTTTGCGTTTTCTTTTGCTTTCCATGGTTTGAATTCCGTGGCTCCTTAAAGATACATTTTTTTCAACAATTTTCCACACTTGACCCAATAATGGGTCGTTTTCGGAAACCATTTCCAGCGCCAAACCGGATTTAATTAATCGTAAACCGTAATTTTTAACGACTTCCAATTCCAAACCCTTTTTCATGGCCGGTCCGGATTCGCGTTCGATTTCCTTTGTTAGTTTTATTCTCATGATCTTAAAACCCTAAATTGATAATCATATACTTTATGGTGCAACCCTTCATCTTCCGGAAGGTTTTCAAATTCATCATCTTCATCCAGGTATTGCGTTGACTGGATCCGGATGGATAAATGTGTTCCGGAATAACGGTCAATTGCGGACCTAATCGATTCGCCTATTGATTGCGCTTCCGCGTATGTTTTTGCAAATACTGATATTTGAACACGTATTGCATCCAGTTTTGAAGGCCCATCTTTTGTGTCTGATGGTAATACGCTAATTCTTGATAGGCGTACAAACGGCGGGGGAACTCCGTGTGGAATAATGTTTGAATAAACCTTAATATCACCATCGCCATCGTTTCCGATTAGCGTTGATACGGATGGCGTATTAATTAATTTATGTCGAACACCTTCAAGCATACTATAAATTTAGCCAAAATTACCGTTTTTTGTCCCATTCCTTTTGTATTTCCTTTGCTATCAGATCAGAATGAAGCTTATTTACTTTGTCCTTGTTAGCATCAAACGCCGGTCGGATAAATGGTTGGGGTCGCATATTTACGGTTCCAAACTCAATAAAAAGCGCGTAAAATGCATCATTGGCAACGTACCGCCCGCCTTTGTCTGCCTTAACACCTACTAATTTAAAAACGTCTGCCGACCGACGGCCGGCGCGGGTGCTAATCGTTTTTATAGTTTTCTTCAATGTACCTGGGTTGTATTCAAATGATGGCTTTGATTGGCCTTTACCCTTACGTTGTCCATTGGCACGGGGGTATACATAATGTTTTGATGTTGAAACCGGGACGCGCGATTTCATATCATTCCTGATGATTGCGGACCCCCTGGTTAATATTCTTAATAGGGTGTTTTTGCGTTGACGGAAATCTAATCCTTTTAGGGATTTTTCCAGATCATGAAATCCAATTAATTCCACTTTTACTTCGTCCGCCATTTTTCAATTAATGATTTAATGTCATCATATTCCGGAATATACGGTTTTATCCACTCCAAATCACGCGGTTTTCCATCGAATTTTTCAAAGCTATGAATATTAACGTCTGATTTTATCCCAACGGTAACCGGGGCGTCCGGGTATCCCATAAGGGTTGCAAAAACTTGTTTTGAATGCAAAAACCGGTTTGATGATGTGTCTAATCCGCTGTTAATGTGTGTATCCCATAAACAAACGGACGGCCCCCGGATGATTTCAATTATACCACGATTAACCAGATCATGGGCTTTTTTGTGTTCAAGGGTTATTCGTAAATTTTTACGGAAAATTCCGCCCCCGGATGTGTAGTTTTTCAAAAAACGAACATCATAGCCGATGGCGTTTTTAACTAAAATTTCGCGTGAAAACATCCGACCCACACCAAACGCGCCGGGCCATGATGGGTGCCATACGTGCTTTACTTCCCCGGTATACTTATTGACAAAATTGTGTTCCTGGATTGCCACATAATGCATTCCATTATGTATTTGCTTCATCATCAAATCCATGTATTGATTGGATAGTATATCATCGGACCCCAATTCAACCATAAAATCCCATTCATGCTTCATGGCTTCCGATAACCCTGCGTTTTTTTTCTGCCCCAAATAATCATTGGAATACATGAACGTTTTGATTCCGTATTTTTCCGCCTTTGGCCTCATGTATGGTTCCGATATAACACAAAAGGCCATTCCAGTATATCCGTTAGCGTAATCTATTAGGCGTCGGATACCTTTAAAACAAATTTCAGTTATATCTGGTCGTTTCCAGGCTGCAAGGAAAAAACATATTCTAGGAATCCAATGTTGGTTCATTATCGCGCAATTCGGTAACTATTATCAATTCGTGTTGCGTTCTCATTTTTTCTTTGGTGCCGATAATGTAATAATACTGATCATCAAAATTAACTCGCATTTGTGCCGTTACGCCATCTATGTGGCGGACCACCCATTCGGTAAAATCCTTGCTAACTTGTTGTGCCGCTTCAAATGTTTCGCGGGTATTCGTTACGTTGCGGCGGGCCCAAACTGTGGCAAACGTAGCCCATCCGGTGGTTTCTTTGTCGCCGTGGGTGGTGGTGGTTTTGGTCGGCTGTTCAATTACTATTTTTTTATCGAACTGATGGATCCTTGACATTTCCGTAATATTTATACGCGGCTAATAGAAAACGATGGCCCATTGGGACGCGGTAAACAGGCGCCCCGCTTATTACATCCTGTCGGGATTCTTCAAAATATGTAGCTGCAATAATTTTTATAGCTGATCTTATGGCTTGCGGAACGTCTGAAATATTTTCACCATATCCAGCCTTAAACCTGATTCGTATTCGGCCGTTTGTGTTTGATTTTAATTGTGGGGTGGAACCGGTGATTTTTATTCGGCCTGGTTCCATTCGGGTTTCAATTGTGTAATTGCTTGATGCAAACGTCTGATCATCGGATGATGTACCGTCATACTTTATGCTTTCAACGGATAATAACGGGGGGAACGGGATGTTTATACACGTATCCCAATCATCCATCGTCATTTCATATGTTTTTGATATTAAAGACCTAGATAAATAATGTTCTGCCGCTTGTCTTGCTGCGGTGATCAGCGATTCAATTAAAGTATCTTCATCGGATGATGTAACACGCAAATGATCCTTCATTTCCGACAAGGTCACCGGTTCAATAGCTGAATCCGTAACGACTTTAACGGATTTTATTGGCTGCATTAATTATGCTTTTTGCTGATTTTTTCCCAATACCTGGGATGGTGGTTAAATCGCCGTATTCCTTTATCAATTGAATGCTATTTAGTCCATTCCGGATCATTACCGACCTAAATGGAAAATCCTTTGGCAAATCGTGTTGGATTTCGATTTCACGCGCTATCCCAAGTTTTACAGCTTCATCCGCCTTTAAATTGGGAAGGTCCATAACGGAACCGGGGCCCGCCGCAAATAGATACGGTTGCCCCGGCTTTATAAATTTAACCCTTTTCACTAGTTACTAGGAATCTAATGAAACGTTAATATCATCAACACGTACAAATGAATTCGGTCGGCGTACCCCAACGTCTTGATAAACATTCAATACGATTCGATCTAATCCCGATGTGGCTTGCGTATATGGATCGTAAACAATATCCAGGCCACCCCATTGACCGATTATCAAATCGGCAAAATTACCATAAACCAATCCGGACAAATTAGATCCACCGCCTTTGGTAAAGGTGTTGGGTACTAAGGTGGTAACCGCACACATTTTACCAACAATAGTTCTAATCGCTTGCAACATTTGTGCAACTTTCAGGCCTGAACCACTGTCAACGTCTTGCCCCATCAAATAAAAGAATACATCTGGGTTGGTAAGGAAACGCGCCGCGTCGCCATCACCTAAATTGTTTTCTAGGGTTTTCATAATGGCTAATACTTCCGCGTATTTCAGATTTCCGCCATCTGATGACCCGGCTTCAAAATTAGGGACGTCGGTATCGGCCAAAATACCGGTAGGTTCGTTTGAACCACCGCCGTTGATCGCAACGTTTGTGATTTTTTGCGCCACCTTTGCAACCAAATCATTGACCAATATAGTTTCAATATCGGGGGATGATTGGATAATTAGTTGCTTTGAAATATCAATAAACGCTTCCTGGCGTTTCGGTGACATTGAAAGTTTTTCCAACGTGGGGGAAACCTCATTTCCGGCGCCTGTTTCCGAATTCCAGGTGGTGGATGTTTCCGTGTCGAAACGTGGCCAATCCATGTTTGAAGTCAACCCGGTAAGGAATTGGGCACCTAATTCAGTAAACACTAATTTAGCTTGCAACGCCGGAATAAATTGCCCCAATTGCGTTGCAACTGCAGCAGGTCCACCGGACCCAACGGAAATATCCCGTTTTTCAACAGATCTTTGATTGATGAATTTCAACGGAACTGATATCGATTGCCCGCCATCACTTAATGGGATACCGATTCTAGCGGCTTCCCGTTGGGCTTCTTCATTTATTTCAGCAATCGCGCCTTTTGCCGGTCCTTTGGATTTTGCCGCCAAAATCAATTCCCTGAATGTGGGGGTTATTTTTGCAATTTCTTTTGCTTCCCCATCCGGGGTATCTGGATCCTGAACACCGATTGCGCGGTTTTCATCCCGGCGTTTGGTTTCTTTTTGTTCTTCTGCCTGATCCGCGCGCAATTTGTTGATTTTTTCGCGCTTTGATATTTTAGTGTCGACTTCAGCGATTTCATCGACTAATTCATCAAGTCTGGCGACTTGATCGTCGGTCATTTCATCAATATCAAGCTTCAAAAGGCCATCGCGTTCTTTTACAAGCTCGCCGCGTTGTTTTTCCAGATCAGTTAATTTTATTTCCGGCATGATTATATTTTTTGATTTCTGTGGTTCCTTATTTTATCGGTAATTTCGATATATTTTTTCTTTTTTTCAATTTTAGCCCGCCTTTTTTCAAGCTTTTCATCTTTTTTGGATTCCTGATAGGCTGATAATTCATCACGGGCTATTTTTACGGTGGTTTCCTTATATGCTGGATAGGTCACCGGGCTAACATCATACAAACGGCCAACTTTTAAAATTTGACGTGTCAATGTGCCGTCATCGTGTTCAATGATTTTCGATTCTTTGACGGTGAACGCAAATGATGATTGATCGATGTTACCTAATCGTATATTTTCCAATAAATCATTCCCGGCGGTGGTGTTTGGCGCCTCAAATTCATAACGCAAACCATCCGGGCCGGTGGATAGCTTCAACGTGCCTGATCCGCTGCGTGAACGGGCTAAAATCATATTCCTATCATGATTAAAAAGTGCCCTAACATCATCATTCATGGAATCATCAAACGCGCCGCGGGCAATTTCTTCAAAAAAACCTTCCCATATTTCCGCGCGGGTGTTAAATACCGCCGCAACGCCTGAAACCGTTCGTTTTTCCCCTTCTTCCCGTATTTCAATAATAGAATTAAAATCGCGGGTTTCGATGTTGTCTTTTTTAATGTTTTCCGTTTTCATTTAGTTGTAATTGTTCAATGACCTGTTTTTCCTTTGCCCTGTTCAACGTTTCATCGATGCGATCCGCCGGAACCATATTCATCGGTACGTATGGCCGTTGACCTTGGTTGTTTGGTAACGGATTCATCCCGTTTGCTTCCCTGATTTCATCCGCTGTAATGGCGCCGCTATTCCATAAGCTTCTAAACCCTTCCGTCCTGGTTTTAAAATCGCCTTGCATCAACGAATTTAAGTCAAATTTAATAAAAAAGCCTGAATCGATTTCGTCTTTTGAAAACAGCTTCAAATTTAGTTCGGCCTGTATATTCCTTACAATGGGCAATAAGGTATATTTTGTAAACACTAAGTTTTGTTGTTCGGCATTGTTCCACGTGGCCCGGCCGTAATCTTGTGCTAATGACGGGGGAACTCGAAATATTCCGTATATATCTTCTTTTGTTAGACGGCGTGTTTCAATAAACTGGGCATCTTCCGGACTGATAGTAATTGCCTTAAATTCGGAACCGGATGATAACACCGGCGGGAATTTGCCGTCGCCACGTTCAACCATTTGCGCCCATCGGTCACTAAAATCGCGGGCCTGTTGTTCATCCAATTCCTGATCGGTTGATATATAACCGGGTGGTTTTAAGCCGTAAACCCCACCGCTGTATTTTTCCTGTTTTATCGCCAATCCAATTGATTCACTATTAACTAAAATGGGGCTTAATCCCGTTACACCGTCGATGGTAAAAGCATTGATATGTACTAATCGCGATGGGTCTATTATACTGCCATTAAGGTAGTATGTATATTGTGGAATTCCGGTTGACGGGGTGTAATCCTGAATCCGTACTTTCCAGGGCTCAACAAAATCTATTTTCCGGATCTCGCCGTTCCGGGATCCGTCTATATACGAATAAGATTTACCCCACCCCATCATCCGGGCAACCATCACAAACCAATAATCATATGCGGTCATGTAATCATTTGGTTGTGTGCTTATTAAATACCCTACATTGTGCCCGTTTACCCGTTGGGTCACGTTACCGGTTTTTTGATAAACCCCAACGTCAAGCGATGCAATTGATTCAGCTAATACACGGATACAAGTGAACACGGTGGCCACTTTCAAGGCTTTTGCTTCCGATACGTTTTCGCCTGATGATGATGGTACGCCCCAATTTATAAGCCATGATAGTGGTGATATTAGCGCGGATGGATTATTTGACCTCTTTTCAACCGATTTTTTTTCGGGTAAAATTCGGTTTATAACTGCTTTAAATGGGTCCATGTTCAAATATACGTATTTTATGACTCAATATCATTACGAAATATTGGCGGGGGTGTGGCGTTTCTGTTTTCAATTGTCACACATGAATGATATTTACCATTCCAATAGAAAATTATCAGCTTTTTATTTCTTATCCACCTTAATACAAACCGGGCACCAAAAAACATTGCAAACTTGAAAACAAAATGCCAAAATGTGAATTTCATTGTCAATGGTCCGGCCATTATATCCAAAGTTTTGATCGGTCAATTACTTTATATCCGTTGTGTTGCTTGCTTACCATATTATTTTTGTGAATCACCTGAATCCATCTATATCGCGGGTCCTGGATCACTAAATCAACGTAATTATGCATTTCGTTATGCTTAGTGCTGTATGGATGTTCTAAATACCCCCGCATAAACGATCGTTTTACACACAAAGTAAGGAACATTGAACACTTTTTGGTAGAATAATAATCAAATTCAACCGCTTGATTTGTTGGTTTGTCATACCTAAACCCATGAAAATCGATGATAAATGACTTGATTTTCGGGTTTTTTTCAACGGTTTCATTGAAAATATCATGAATGTTTTGCGTAAAATCCGGATGAATAGAATCATCTGTATCAAATCGGGTCATTAAAACCCAATCAGTTTTTCCGGCCAACGGTAGAATGTTCCAATATCTTTGATGGGCCATGTTGTAGGTACTTCCACCGTAAGCAATTGAATCGTGGATCTTTTCAAAGTGGCCTGTTTTAAATAGCCACGTGAAATTCCCATTTAATTGATCATTCATTGCCGGGACGCTAAATTCCCGAAAAACCGCCATTCGTTTATTCAAATCATTTGGATCTGAATGATGAAACCGGGTGCAAATAAAGTGCTTGAAATTATTCATTTTTAAATGCTTTGGGATTTACAAACAATATTGGTGACTTTTTACTTTTAAAACGATCTTCCATCCATTGATATATGGCCATTGATAGCGCAACCGGTCCATCAACTTTGCTTTGACTTTTCCCCTTATCAATTTTAATCGAATCTTCCGCGTTATGCATCAATGTAATATTCCCCATCATCCATGTAAAAATCGGGTTTCCAAAATTTTCAAATTGTTTTGAGTTTGCAAGCCGTTCAAATTCCTTTGTCGGGGCGCTTAATCGGCTAATTACCTGTGAAATCTGGGTGGTTTTGGCACCTGATTCGGTTAGTTTTTGAATTAGTCCATGGTGTGCATAATACGGATCATATCCAATTGAAATAATATCATATGTTTTATACAGGTTTTGAATGTCCTTATAAATAAAACCGTGATCAATAACGTTTCCGGGGGTGGTTTTTAGGTGCCCTTGCTTTTGCCATTGCATATAAAAAAACGCGTTTTCGCTTCCATCCTTTAATCGATCTTCAGGGACCCAAAAATATGGTAATATTGGAAATACATTTTCTTTGTAATCGTGAAAAAACAAAACGAATGCATTCATATCGCTAGTGGCCGCTAAATCAAGACCCCCGAAACACTTCAGTCCCTTTAAAGATGATTTTTTTATCCCGTGGGTGTTTGCTTTCCAAATTTCAGCCCGTATAAATGTAGATGCCGAACCGGTCCACACATTAAAATTCTTAGTTCTTACGTCAACTTCTTTTGTTCCGCCTTCCTTTGAAGCACTGTCAACCTGCCCCGCAATATAATCATGGTTTGGCGTAACTGGGTAATTCGGATTTGGCTTTGGCCATACTTTTGGATCCGTATATTCATCATCTTCATCCAGGGAATAGATTAAAATAAAACGGCGATCCATTTGGATTGTGTTTTTTAACACTTCCCGCGCCGTGGTCCTGAACTTTTTGCACGGCCCTTGATCGTTATAACCGGCGGTTGTAATAAACACCATGGGCGCAAACGCCCGCGCCCCCATTCCGGATTCAATAATGTTTCTTACATCATCGTTGGGGTGTGCATGGTATTCATCGATGATTCCCATTGATGGATCAAACCCATCATTTGTTTTTGAATCACGCCCCAACGCCCGCATAAATGATTTGGTTTTCGGGTAGACTAATCGCGTAACCCGTTCATCGGATCCATACGTTTTGATCATATCACGCAATCCAGGCGTGACGCGGGCAATTTGACCCGCATCATTTACCACGATTCGGGCTTGTTCTTCCTTTGTTGCCCCTGCATATATTTGTGCGCCCTGAACGCCATCCAATATAAAATGTGCCAAGGCTTGTAAAGCTGCCATCGTGGTTTTAGAATTTTTACGGGCAACCTCTAAATATGATGAAGTAAATCGACGGTTTCCCGCTTTATCAACCCACCCGTATAATGATCCTAAATAAAACACCTGCCATGGCTCCAACCTGATCGGAGTATTCGCCCATCTTCCCTTCCAATGGTAACAATGTTCAAAGAATTCAATGTAGGGCGCCGCTTTGTGTGGGTTGAATTTGTAAATGGTGGATTCTTTGGTGTCCCGGATGTGGCGTTCTACCGCCAATTGAATGTCCCCGCCAACGGTTAATTTACCTTTCTGAACGGCTTTTACATATTGGTTAAACCTATGCACCAACTTGCTTTTGAAGTTTTACAAACGGGTTGTTTGCTTCTTCATTTTTGGTACCTTGAGGCATGATTATTTTTTGCCTATTGGATGGTCCAAACCCCAATAATCCAGATAGGTAACGCCATTCAGGTAATAACCTGGTATACGTTTGAAAATGTGATGTTGGTTTACCCTTTTTGTATGTGCCCTGTTTAGATATAATGTTGCCCGCACGGCGTATTTGATAAGTTAACGTGACATAGGTTTCCAACATATGTAAATCGGTAACCTCTAATATTCCGCTATCTTTTAATTGGCCGGCTAATACTTCCCAAAGTGAAACCATTTCGGACGTAAACCATTCAGGTGGATCCGGCACGTAATCCATTTTTTCAAATGTCAATGGATTTGCATTCGCCCGGTCCGCGCGGTACGTTCCTTCTAATTTTTTTTGTTCAATGGGCTTTGCTGGATTACTCATTTTCTTTTCTCAAATGACATGCGTAAAAGTTTGCAGATCGGAAGAGCGTCGTGTAGGGAAAGAGTGTAGATCTCGGTGG